CGGGGCTCCGACGTATGGGGGTACGATCTTTTGTACTATGGAAACATTCCGAATGGAGCAGGTCTTTCTTCCTCAGCTTCTATCGAGGTAGTCACAGCAGTGATGCTGAACGATGTCACGAAGGTACACCTCGATATGACCGAGCTGGTCAAAATTTCGCAAAAAGCTGAAAACGATTACGTCGGGGTCAACTGTGGAATTATGGATCAGTTTGCTGTCGGCATGGGCAAAGCCAATCACGCGATCGCTCTGGATTGTGCCAGCCTGAAATACGAGTATGTCCCTTTACATATGGAAGGATATAAGCTCGTCATCGCCAATACCAATAAAAAAAGAGGAACGCCAACTGAAGATGTCTTGAAAAAGATTAAGGATGATCCAGATAATCCTTTCGGCTCTCTTATTAAAGCTGGTGGACAAAGTTATTACACCGACGCCAATGGTCAGCGACAGCTTTCGCTTATCAATAAGCGTGCTGAAGAAGGCGATTGGGGTGAATGGGCGGATAAGCTCCCCTCTCAGTTTCTTTCGAAGCAGAGTTTAACTTTAGTCAATAAACAGCTTAATTTGGCAGCATCTGATAAGATGGCAGAATTTGATGAAATTTGTTCATTGACAAATCCAACAGTCAAGAAATCGCTATTACGATCTTTTGCCGACGACTGTGACTCGGCTGCTGTACATCTTCAGGCTGCCGCATTGCCTCGACAGAAGTACCAGGTTATTCTACCGATTACTTCAATGAAAGATAACGAGGTTTATGCACCGAACTATAAAAACGGTGAGACGGTCGCTCTGATTCGTTACCCACATGGCGGTACTTTTGAGATTCCGATTCTCACTGTTAATAATAAACAGGCTGAAGCTCGTCGTGTTCTGGGCAATACTCCAAAAGATGCAATAGGTATCAATAGTAAGGTTGCTGAACGTTTGTCGGGGGCTGACTTTGATGGCGACACAGTTATGGTAATACCATGTAATTCCAGAAACAGCAAGGTAAAGATTACATCAACTCCCCCTTTAAAGGGTCTTGAGGGATTTGACCCTAAGCTGGAATATGGCGGCAAACCGGAAGGCACTTTCAAACAGATGAGAAATACGCAGAAAGAAATGGGCGTTATCTCTAACCTAATTACGGATATGACTTTGAAAGGTGCCACTCAGGATGAACTTGCCAGAGCTGTTCGTCACAGTATGGTTGTTATTGACGCGGAAAAACACAAGCTGGATTATAAGCAAAGTGAAATCGACAATGGCATTAGTTCGCTGAAAAAGAAATATCAAGGTGCTGTTGATGAGGATGGCAAATATCATGAAGGCGCCTCTACCTTGATTTCCAGAGCTAAATCCGAAGTATCTGTTGTTAAGCGTCAAGGCAGTCCTAGAATTGATGAAGAAACTGGTGAATTGGTATGGAAGACGGTTGATGACCCTATTTATACCGATAAAAGAACCGGTAAAACTAAGGTTCGAACTCAGCCAAGCACGAAGATGGCGGAAGCAAAAGATGCCTATACTTTGGTTTCAGAAGCTGATACACCTATAGAGCGTGCATATGCGAACTATGCTAATAAAATGAAGGCCCTAGGTAATCAAGCCCGTCTAGAAATTCTTGCTACTGGTAAAGTTCCATATTCGTCTACTGCCAAAGAGACCTACCAGGCAGAAGTTGATTCTTTAAACGCCAAGCTCAATGTGGCACTTAAGAATGCCCCAAGAGAGCGACAGGCCCAGACTATGGCTAATGCTGTGGTGGCTGCCAAAAAACAAGATAACCCGGATATGACAAAAGCTGAAATTAAAAAAGCAAGTCAGCAAGCTCTTACTCAAGCCCGGGCTATTGTTGGTGCAAAAAGAGAAACTATCCAAATCACAGATCGCGAATGGGAAGCTATTCAGGCTGGCGCTATCAGTGA